CCATGTCCTTATCCCTCCGTATTGGCATAGCCTGCTTTTTCGGCGTCTTCCACGCTGACATCGTCAAAACACTGCTCCAGCACCATCAGCACCCGGCGCTGTGCGCCGGGGCGCAGGTTTGCCCGGCGCATAGCGATCAGACAATAGCCCATGCAGGCTGCATTGCTCAACGGCCCGTTCAGGTTTGCCAGCATCCGGGCCGCCTCGTTCTTCTTGCCCATCTCTTTGTCCTCCTTGGTTTCATGCATTCTTCCCCGGCTGGCCCTTATTCTCCGATTTGTGCTATACTTGCACTGAAAGGAGATGAAAGCCACCCGTGCTTTACAAAATCATATTTGAAATTCAATGTCCCTTTGACGCTCTGGGAATTCTGCCTGCAATGGAATCCGAAATCTGCTGCAGCGTTGTCCCCGGAAAGTCTCCGGTTTTCTCGGTTCCTAACGTCTGTGACCGCTGCAACGACACAAACTTTGAGCAATGTCAGCAATGCACTGGCGCAATCTATCAGATGTTCCGGCAGGGGCTTATCCCTGTGGAGTTTCTTCCTTCCTGGCCGGTTCGCACTCTGCCTGACCCCATCCGGCCATGTCTTGAGCTGCTTTCAGAATGATTTCTGCATTCTCGGCAATCACCCCGGAAAGCGACCTGTTATAATCAGGGTCATACACAGCCATCTTTCTGGCCGCCATCCACCCCGGCAGGAATTCCCAAAGGGTCTGTGCCGCTTCCAGTGTTCGGTTATTTTCTTTGCTGTGTAAGTACAGCCC